TTATCCATTAAGGGATGAGAAATTTGTCAAAAACTACATTGAGCCCAATTAAGGGTAATGCTTTCGGACCTTGATGTTAGGGTCTTACCGGCATCATTGCTGCTCGCCGTCTATTCGACAACTACTCACACGCTTATCGGTTAATAATCTCTTAACCAGAGCGCGAAGTTTTCTTCAAAAGAATTGACAACACAAGGAAGCTGACGTAAAGTCATAGAGGGATCTGATCTTAATCCAAAAAGTGCCTCATTGTATTGCCGGACTTCACGTTCATAAACGTGCTTCCCGTGCATTACGAGTTCCGACTCAAAAGAATTTTTCTTATCTTCTAAAATTTTAAGGGGGTCGGTCCCTTTTCTCTCCATCCACCACATCATGCTCATCCGGATAGAATCCAGATTTAGTGGAGCGAGATAAACACCATCGGCTTTCACGAACTTTCCTTTCAAAAACGTTATATCTTCTAACTGCTCGTAATCAAACGAGTTTTACGTTTTTCCTGAGTCCGTGTAACCGATTCCATGCGCTAACATCCAATTTTTTACGCGCGCAAACGTAACAATACCAAAGAATTTTTCACCAACGCTGATTACATGATCATCACCATACAGCATAAATTCAAATTCATACATCAAGTCGTTCGTTGTTATATCGACTTCTTGCTCCTCGCAGATCTCTTGAATGGCACACAAAAGTAGTAACCAATTCACTAGACTGTTTAGTTCTGACGTGATAGGACATCCAGAAGACATCCCACCATGCCGGAGCATCATTGTCTTTCCAACAACCATATATTGATGTACGAGGGCGTAAACCAGCAGTTCTCGATGTTTTGAGTACTGGTCTCCATACCAATTGTTTATTGCATCACACGCAGCGAACATAACATCCGCCGGAGCTTTACCATCCCAATTGACATAATCGCCCGCTATCATACTGTTACCTAGCCATTTCATGCGAAGTGCAGCATCACGCCAATCACGCTTCTGCGCCGCTATACCAACCGAAATTGGAAACTCGACACAGTTAACATGCGTAGCTTCAGCCCACCCGCCGAAATACTTGCGATAAATCATTGTTGCAGAGCATGGTAATGTTTCAAAAATGCGAGTCTTAGCAATTTCTATCTTACTAAGTTTAAGAGTTTCGTCTTTGAGATTCTCGGCGGCGACGAAATATGGAACTGTACCTTTACTAAGGTCACTCTCCATCTTTTCGACGTCGTCCATTAAAAGCCTTCCAAATTTATCATCTTTAACTTTATATAGTGTACAATTGTTGCTGAGATTCTCCGTTTCTTCAAAATAATCATGTTTTCCATTCGGCCTTATGCCTTCTTGCGAAAGGTAATTTCGGAATGGAACGCCCATGGAAGTTGCCATGTTGATTCCTTCAACGACACGTTCGCCGTCTTCAATCTTACCATTAACAACTTCATGTTCGTCCATTAAATGCTTTCCGATTTTACCGGGTTTCATGAGATTCATCGTTTTCGTTACTACTGATACAGCTTTTGCTAAATGCCTTGGGTTCGGTGACGCCATTGGGTCTTTAAATTTATCGACACCAATCTGCATCGGGCCATCACCCTTCTCACGCACGTCTTCACGCACGCGCTTATCACGTAACGACATCACCGGGGGCACTTTCGTTATTGGAAATGCCTCCAAGTGAGGATCAGAAAATGGATGGTTGAGCGCCGTGGGCCGGATTTTAGACCGGTCACTGATTTTGTTGGCAAAGTCTCTATTGACTTGTCCTAAATGCTCAGTGTTTCCACGCGCTTTCACACAACCAATATCCTCCGAAACCAAGTTAGCAGCAGCTAGCTCAGGTCGGGATTGGTCAAAAAATGCTTCATTCAGATCTGGTATTGCGTTCGTCATTGGCACAAAGGCAGCTTCACCAACTTCTTTGGTGGCCGCAATCATCAAACCGACGATTTTATTCTTCTTAATGGCGACTGTACCACAATCACCAAAAGTGCCAACAGTAGACATATAAATCAACTCTGGAATATGCAACCTCGTGCCGTCTGGTTGGACGACACTCGTGTTGACAATACGACCGACCGTATGTGAGAGGATCGGTTCGCACTGCTCATTCCACAAGAGATGAGTATAAATGCTATCTTCAAAAATGGCGTCAACATCACCAAAATGCTTGCGAATATCTCTGCATTCAGTCACACGCTTTGTAGTTATCAAAACGTGCGCTAAATCTTCCTTATCCACAAACACAGATCTAGTTTCTTCAACTTTAATTTTATCTATTCCAACTCCACCACACTTGTTGTTGTATGCGAGTTCAAAATGCATGCCAGGTTTGGCCATGCGCCACGTGTGCGCATTGATCACAAACTGGCGACCGTGCTTAAACAAACACTTCTGAGTGGTAACTCGATCATTACCATTGTACAGAGTTAATACACGGGCATTTG